TTATGGAGTGGAGTAAGGGGAATCCGTGTTTCTCCATCATTGATCTTCATGTACAGACTCCGGCAACACAGACACAGGCGGGTGGTATGACTGATATTTATCAGGATAATGGTACATATAGAAAGTCGTTTTATTCGGTTATGTGTTGTCCGAGCTTTGTGGTTGTGGGTAAACAGGGAATATCGTCATACAGGATACACCATAGAATAGATTGGGATCATTGCACACCTATGATTCTCAATGAGAAATGGAAAAAGAAGAATGTATGATTTTTTAATAGTCGGTGCAGGACTGAGTGGTGCGGTATGTGCCGACTTATTGAGCAAAAAAGGCAAGAAGTGCCTTGTAATAGACAGGCGTGATGTAATAGGCGGGAACTGTAGGTGTGAGGAAACAGAGAATATAATCGTACATAAGTATGGTGCACATATCTTTAAGACGGACAATGAGGAAGTTTGGAGGTATGTGAATTCTTTTTCTGAGTTCAATCCGTTTGTGAATCAGGTGGTTGCGGATTATAACGGCGAGCTTTATAGTCTGCCGTTCAATATGAACACATTTTATCAGCTGTGGGGGTGCAAAACCCCGGAAGAGGCTGTTGAGTGTATAGAAAGAACAAGGGTAAGAAATGATAAGCCGGGGAATCTGAAAGAGCATGTGCTGAATGTTGTGGGTAAGGATGTGTATGAGAAACTGATTAAGGGTTATACGGAAAAGCATTGGGGTAAGAGATGTGAGGATTTGCCGGTTGATACGATGAGGCGGATACCGATTCGGTTCACCTTCGATAATAACTATTATAACAGCAGACATCAGGGTATTCCATGTAATGGATACAATGAGATGATCGAGAAGATGCTTCGGGGATCGGAAGTGAGGCTCGGAGTTGATTATATAGCCGATAAAGGTTTAGGAAGGCTTGCGGAGAGGATTATATATACCGGGGCGATAGATGAGTTGTATGGGTATGCTTTGGGAAGGCTTGAGTATAGGGGATTGAGGTTTGAGACCGAGGTTCTGGATGTGGAAAACTATCAGGGTGTTGCGGTTATGAACTTCACATCAAAGGATGTTCCATATACAAGGCGTATAGAGCATAAGCATTTTGACAGAAGCCGGAAGAGTGACAAAACCGTCATATCGAGGGAGTACCCGATTGGATGCGGTGAAAAGGATGAACCGATATATCCCATTTGTGATAAAAGAAACATGACGATATTTGATGTGTACAAGAAGAAAGCGGAACAGGATGGGATAATCTTAGTTGGTAGGTTGGCGAATTATAGATATATAGATATGAGTGAAGCCATTGAAAATGCAATGGAGGTCGTTAGAAATATATAGAATGGGGGCTGTATGCCGAGAAAGAGATCGGAGGCTTCGATTGAGGCGGGAAAAAAGAATTTAATACCATTCCAAAGCGAAGAAGAAGCGAAGAGAAAAGGCAGAAACGGAGGCATTAAATCCGGGGAGACCAGAAGAGCGAAAAGAAATCTTCAGGAAACAATAAAGATGCTGATGGATATGCCTGCAACGGGTACGACAAAAGCATCGTTGAAGCAGTTGGGAATCCCGGAAGAAGACCAGACGAATATGGCGATGTTTGTGGCAAGGCTGTATGCGATGGCTTTGGGTGGAAATCTGAAAGCGGGCGAGTTGTTGGCGCAGTTCGGTGGGTTGACTCAGGATGAAATCCGTAAAGATAATGAAGATAAGAGAAAGAATGAAGAGTCGAAAGCCAGAATTGCGGCGATTAATGCGAATCTGGGTAATGATATGAGTGTTACTTCTGGTGATGATGAAGGTGATGTGATTATATATGTGCCGAAGATTGATGGCGTAAAAGAGTGGAATGAAGAAGACAATGTGGAGGATTCTGAAAGAGGTGAGGGGTGATTGGCAAAAGAAATTCACGTTCAGGAGGGACCTCAAACAGAGTTTTGCGGAAGACATGATGTTGATATAATCATATATGGCGGAGCGGCTGGTGGTGGCAAGAGTTTCGGGCTTTTGTTTATACCATTAACATATAAGAATGTGCCCGGATTCGGCATGACCATCTTCAGAAAGAATTATAATCAGATATTTTCACAAGGTGGTTTGTGGGATGAAGCCGGGGATATGTATGCTGGGATAAAAGGTGCTCAAGTGCATAAGGGCGACGGGTCATGGACATTTGCAAATGCGGATGGTCAGGCAAAAGTATCATTTGCCCATATAGAAAGAGATGAAGATTTAAGGTCGTGGCAAGGTAGTCAGATAGCGGGTATTGGTTTTGATGAACTTACCCATTTTACTGAGAAAACCTTCTTCTATATGTTATCCAGAAACCGTTCAACCTGTGGGGTGAAGCCGTTTGTCAGAGCGACATGCAACCCGGATGCCGATAGTTGGGTTGCGAAATTCATAGAATGGTGGATAGACCCGGACACTGGTTACCCGATACCTGAAAGAAGCGGTGTTGCGAGATATTTCATACGAAGGGATGGACAGATATATTGGGCGAACCACAAAGAGACATTGTGGAAAAAATTCAATTTGGTCACTGACGAAGAAAAGGCGGAGCCAAAGTCAGTGACTTTTATTATGTCTTCTATCTATGACAATAAGGAATTGTTGAGGGTGAATCCGCAGTATTTGGCAAACCTGAAAGCGTTACCCGAAGTCGATAAGGAAAGATTGTTATATGGTAACTGGAAGATAAGACCATCAGCGGGGTTGTATTTCAAGAGGGTTCAGGTTGGTTCGTTCTTAGAGGTTATACCGAATGATGTTATACAGTGGGTCAGGTGTTGGGATTTGGCGGCTACGGAAGGTGATGATAATGACCCGGCTTATACGGCAGGGGTGTTGATTGGTAAGAGAAAGAATGGTCGGTATATCGTTGCGGATGTCATTAATGAGAGATTGAGTGCTGATAATGTCAGGAAGACCGTATTACATACCGCACAGCAAGACAGGGCAAAATTCCAGAGAGTCAGGGTCAGGGTTGCTGAAGACCCGGGACAGGCGGGTAAGGCACAGGCGGAATCATATATCAAGATGTTGTCCGGGTTCGATGTTGTGGCGGTAAAGGAATCGGGGAGCAAGGAATCAAGAGCGGAACCGATGGCGGCACAATGGCAAGCGGGGAATTTTGATATAGTGATTGCTCCGTGGAATGATATGTACCTTTCGCAGTTGGAGAATTTCCCGGATGGGAAGTTCAAGGACATGGTGGATGCATCGGCAAATGGGTTCACGGAAGTGGAGTTAAGGTCACAGTTTAATTTGAGTAATTTGTTATAATTATCAGCCATAATAGCTCAACTGGCAGAGCGTTCGACCTGTAATCGAAAGGTTGTGGGTTCAATTCCTACTTATGGCTTTGGAGATAGATATGAATACTAAAGAGCTTTTATACTATTACGCATTACATCTTGCCATGAAAGGTGTCAGGTTCGATGCCGAAGGTGATGAAGAAGAGGAACAGTCTGGCGGTGGAAAGAAAAGCGGAGCGGGAACGAGATTGCCGTATGGTCTGGCAAAAGGTCAGGGAATTGATATTCCGAACGGAACGACACCGCATGAGGCTTGGGAAATCCTTGAAGGTAAGACTGGTGTAAAGGCAAAAGATGTATATTCGAAAATAAAAGAGACTGGTTCGCCGAAGGGTGCGTTTAATCAGGCAAAAGCTGAAGTAGAATCAAAGAAGAGTTCTGGCGGTATTGACCCGGAACAGGCGTGGTTAGAGTCGTTAGCGGAATCTGGGGAGAGCGTTGAAAAGAACCCGGTGAATAATCAGTCCGGAAATGCAGAAAAGACTGGTGCTCAGAAAATCAACGAGATGTATGAGAATAACACCGGTAATTATGAGAAACCGGATTATGACGAAATACATGAGTTGGTCAAAGAAATGCCGGTTGGCATGGAGTTTATAGATGCGGTCGGTGATAAGTTTGTTAAAACGGACAAGGGTTGGAATTCTGAGGGTAGTGATTATTTTATTCAGGATGATGTGTTTGCATATCATATTGCGGATAGCATAGAGGGTGGATATAAAGAGCATTTTGTTGAGCCGGTAAATGAAGAGGGTTCAGTAGAGGCGAGTATCCCGGAGGAAGAAGCCATTCCGATGGCTACTGCTGAGAGTGGTGTTGAGAAGAGTCCGATTGAAAAGATAAATGAGATAATCGGAAAAGGTAAAGGGTTTACTGAAAGTGATGACGAAATAGCCAGTGTGGTACAAAGCTTGCCCGATGGGACTATATATAAAGTAAAAACCTTGGGTGGACAATCAATAGAATTGGAAAAGAATGGTAGCCAGTGGATTGTGAATGAATCGGGAAGTATTTATGATGAAGACATGATTGCCATGTCCGTAATTTCACAGTTGAAGGCGGGTCAGAACATCTCATTCTATGATAAGAATCAGGAAAAACAGAGTGATATTGAGAGCGGAGAAGAAGATTCTGCTGTTAATAAAGCCAATGATTTGTATAAAAACCTTTC